GAGCTTTAGCAGCCGGTACAACATTAGATGATGATACAAGAATTTTAATGAATACAGCTAACCAAATTAAAATGCAAGCAGGTGGAGAGGAGTTTCTTAAATTTCAACAACAGAATTTATTTGATGCATCTCATGTTCCTACACTCTTTCTTGGTGTTAATACTAGCTCAGCTGAATACCAAACATCAATTTTATCACATGCTTCTGCTAGTAGAGATTTTTATGTAAGTGGTTCTCAAAATGTAATTGGAAATCTTATAGTTAGAGGTGATGCTGAAGTAAGAGGTAATTTAACTTTTGGAAATGAAGATACAGATAGTGTCTCATTTGGAGCGGATATAAGCTCTTCTATTAATCCAGATGTAAGTGGTCTCTATGATTTAGGAAATACATCAAAAAGGTGGAGAAATTTATCTACTCAATTTATAGGAATAGATAGTTCCATTGAACAAATTGATGTTGGTACAATAAGATTAACAAATAATACTATTAAACCAACGATTGATGGAGGTAATATAACACTTTCTCCAGTTGGTTCTTCTACAGTAGTAATAGGTAATGAAAATTTTGAAAGTAATTTTCTTGATAGATTAACAGTTCACGGAAATATAAGTTCGAGTAATAAACTTATAGGTACTGAGTTAATCTTGAATAGTCCTCTTGACAGCTTTGGCTTCCCTTTACCAGAAGCAAGAATATTAGGACCAGGAAGTGATTTAAAACCTACTGATATTTTCGTAATTAGACAAGGTAATATATCTTTAAACAGTGGAAATTTAACTATAAGTGGAACATTATCTGTTCCTGGAATTAGTGATGTTTCGGCTTCATTAGCGGCTGCAGTATCGGGCTCTGATAATTTAGGAAACCATACTGCTACACAAAATTTAAATCTAAAAGGAAATAGCATTATAAGTGCTTCAAATATATCTTCAAGTGGAAATCTTGAAGTAAACACTATAATAATGTCAGCGAGTGCTGGACAATCATCTTCAATTTCTTTTAATTCAGGATTTCAAAGTTACAAAATAAATGCGACTGATGATAATTTTGAATTAAATGATTTAACTAATAATAATACAATACTTTTTTCTGACCATACTCTTTTTTCAACTGGAGAAATTGGAATCGGCACTAAACTACTCTCAAATAAAACAGGTTTTAAATTAACTGTTGGGGGAGGTATAACTGCTAGTAAAGGAACATTTGGAGGAATACTTCAATCTAAAAATCAACTTATTACTGGAAGTATTGATGCTACTGAAAATATAACTGCTTTGGGTGATTTACAAATTAATGATATTACTGCTAGTGGAAACATAACCGCTAGTGGAACAATTACTGCTAGTTCTATGTTATCAAAAACATTTACAGTATCAACTGGTGGTACATTTAATGATAGTGGTGGAGCTTCAACATTTTTAGTAAAAGGAAACAATGATGATACTTTATTTAACGCTAATGTTGGTGGACAGGATAAAATAGGTATAGGTGGATTTGCCGCGGCAGTTGGTAGTAAAGTACAACTTACAGGTGATTTAAGTACAACATCACACATAACTTCAAGTGGTGAAATAAGTGCTTCATCAACTGGTTCATTCTCTGAATTAAATATTGGTGGTGGTAAATTCACATCAGCTTCATTCGCTGCAGCGGCTGCAGGTGCTGATAATTTAGGAAATCATACTGCTACACAAAATTTAAGTCTTGGGGATTTCAATATTATTGATGTTCTTGGTATAAGTGCTAGTGGAAACATAAGTGGAAGTAGCGTAAGTGCAAGTAATGGTTTTCATGGAAACTTAACAGGAAATGCAACGACAGCTACTTTAGCTAGTGGGTTAGATGGAACTCCTTCTATAAATGTAACAAACATAACCGCAAGTGGAAACATAAGCGCAAGTGGAAACATAAGTGCAAGTGGTGATGTGAAAGGTTCAACATTAACTGGAACTTTAACAACTGCAGCTCAAAGTAATGTAACTTCATTAGGAACATTATCTACTTTAACTGTTGGTGGACAAATAAGTGCGAGTGGTGATATTAAAAACAACTTCGGTACTATAATAAGTTCAAGTGGTGATGTATATTTAGAGGGTAGTTTTTTTCAAAGTAATATAAAACGATTAAGTCTCGGTAGTATAAATGAATTTCTCGGTGATATAAGTTCAAGTGGTGATTTATATGTTGGTGGATTTGATATATTTGGTGGAACAGTAAAACGACTATCTCTTGGTTCAACAAATTTATTTTTTGGTGATGTAAGTGCGAGTGGTAATTTCTCTACTAATGGTAATATAACATCCAGCAACATACTTGCTAAAGGTAATATTAATATTGGTGATGATATAGAAAATCCAAATGTTGTAATAGATAAAACAGGACACATAACCGCAAGTGGAGATATAAGTGCGAGTGGACAAATAACAGCTTCATCATTTAAAGGTGATGGTAGTGGATTGACAAATGTTACAGCTACTTTACCAAATGGGACAATATCAAGTTCAACTCAAGTGTTCACAGCTATCACTTCAAGTGGAGACATAAGTGCAAGTGGTGACATCTTTGCAGATGAACTTCGATTAACTGGAGATATTATTTATAGTGATGGAACGGCGAGATTAACACTTGGTTCTATTAATACATTTACAGGTGCAATAAGTGGAAGTGGTGACTTACACGTTCAAGGGGATATAACCGCAAGTGGAAACATAAGTTCAACTATAGTAATATCACCTTCAGCAAGTTTAACCAATATAACTACAACTAACATAACCGCAAGTGGAGATATAAGTGCAAGTGGAACTGGTTCATTTACTGGAGGTGGGTTATTTGATGGTAATGTAACAGTAAATGGAACTACACAATTTGGTCAGAATGTACATCTGACGGGGTC